AGCGTCTAAACTTCCGTTATCTATAGCATCGTACATAGCTTTATATACTGGCATATTAGTAATCTCCGCTGTTGCTTTATCTCTATAAACTTGTTTTCCACCTATAGCTTTCTCGTATGCTTTTATAGATTTAGTTGATTGTTTTTTTAAAGATTCAGTCTCGAAGCTATCTTGTTTCTTCTCTAAATTAGCTGTTTGTTTTTTATTTAATTTTGTATGTTCAGATAAATTTTTACGCATATTATAATATATTTCTGCTTCTTCTACTTCTTCTTTAGAAGCTAATAATCTATCAAATACACCTTTAATTTCAGGGTTTATTTTAATATCTAAATCTTTAATACTTCTGTATATATTTGTTAACCATTGTTTAAACTTCTCAAACGCATTTGCAAGTTTTATACTAGGTGCTTTTCCTTCTCTTAGATATGCCTCAAATCCTCTAGCAAACTTTTCTTCGCCTTTTACATCAAATTTTCCATCAACAAAATCAAGCATAGTTTGATAATCAGCTTTTAATTCATCACTAGCTTTGCCTTCTTTTATTAATTTTTGAATATCTTTTGAAAATATATGTGCGGTTTCATGTAAAAAAGTCGACATATTAGAAGATTCGAATAGGTTTATTATAGCTTTGCTATCTGTAAATTTAATACCGCCTTTTATAGTTTCCTTTTGTTTTAAAGTCTCTGGTTTTTCTTGTGTTTTATTCCAAATATCTATTAATTGTTGTTTGGTTTTTAGTTTTTCAGGATTAAATATTTGATAAGTAACTTCATCTTTATCTTCTAATTTCAACCCATCGTATCCCTGATTAATTAATTCATTAGTGCTATATTTATCAGACTGTTCCCATCCCCCTAACTTTAAACTAGCTTCTTCTATAATACGATCCATTATTTCGCCTTTTCCAGTAGCTGAAACTTCGCCTTTTTCTATTTTTGATTTATTATCAGTAAACCATATAGTCCCATCAGCCGTTTTGTTTATATCAAATTTATCAAATTTTTCTGCTGTCCCATGATGAATTATTTTTTGACTTTTAATAAAATCATCAGCTGTCTTATACTTCCTAGCCTCTTCAATTAATACAGAATCTTCTTGTTTTAAATCAACATCTGTAATTTTTCCTATATTTAATTTAGGATTAACCCGATTAAACCACTCATCAACTGTTTCTCCTCTTTCTTGACTTAAAGTCTTTGCCCCTGATAAGAATACTCCTAACTGAGCATCAACATCTTTCGCTTTCTGTCCACTTTCTATTAATTGAGTTCTAATGGTTTCTACTTGTGCAGGTCTTTGTTGTTCAGGTTGCAATGTATTTAATCTATCTTGAAGTGTTTGTATTTGTTCGTCAACTTGTGTTTTTAATTCAGCTTGATTTTCTTCTGATATTCCACTAGCCTCAAACTTAATAAATTTATCTAAATCTTGTTTTAATTCTGTGCCGGCATAAGAACTTAAAAAACTACCTTTATCTACTGGAATATCTGCACCTGTTTTATATAATTCGTTCAAGTCTTTGTCGATATTCATTTTTTCTGCAAACTCATTAAATTCTTTAGGTTTCTTTTGAAAGTAATCTATCATCCCTTGATTATCTAAATATATATTAGGATCAGTATTTAATTTTTGATTCTTTTGGTCGATAAATTCTTTAATAGTTTCTTCCGATCGTTGCTTAGTTTTAGATTCTGCTACTGCTGTGTCTAATTGTTCAAAATTATTCTTCTCTCTAGTAAATTTTAATTGTTTTGAAGCATGACTAAGCGCTATGCCTGAGCCACCTAACATACCACCAGAACCAAAACCTACTAAAAATGAATTAACTAAATTCCCAAATATTCCTTGAAATGCTTGTTTATCCCCTGTTATATAATCAGCAAATGATTGAACTGACTCTGTTGCAACTTCTTCGCCACCTTCTTGAAGTCCAGACCTTAAAAAGTTATCCACAACCTCAACTATAAACTTTCTGCTTACTTCTTTTCCTAGTTTAGATGCAACTCCTTTCTGTAAAGATTTTAATATCCCAAAAGTACCTATACTTTCAAAAAATCCTTCTGCCGCACCACTAGCAATACCTTGGAAAGCTGCTTGTCCAGGAGTTTTATCTTCTGCTAAACCTTCAGCAAAAGCGGACCCTCCTGCAGTAGCACTTAATATACCTAGACCTAAACCAGGAACGCCAGCAAAAAATGATGCTATTGCTGTTACAGTATTAGGTAAATTAGCCGACATTTGTAATACTAAATTATTTGCTGCACCTTGAATATCGCCTTGTTTTATATAGTCTATTATGTTATTTTCTAAATCAACAGGCATAACTTCCATAGCTAGTTTTGTATAATGTTTTGAAATAGGATTATTAAGCAACCAGTCAGGAGGATTTGTATTTATATCAATATCTAGGAAATCTTCCCCTACTTCTGTAGCAGATGTATATAGCAATGCCGGAACTTTAGCTACATCTGCTACAGATCGATGTAATCCATATTTAAAAGCGCGCATATTTTGCTTTATAAATCCTTCATTTTGTTGACCTTGCCTATCTAGCCGTTTTTCTATTTCTTTCAATGCGTTCACGTCATCTTTAGACACGACCATCTTATCAGGATTAGATAGCCATTCAGCCGTATAAGGATATATAAACTTACCACTATCGTCTCTTTCTAATAGAGAATTATAAATATTTTGTGCTTCGTCCCATTGTCCCCATACTTCTTTATTACTAGCAATATTCTCGAAAGGTAATTGTTCTTTATTAGCTATTTTTTGAACCTTAGCCGCAAGATCAGGAGCTAATCCTTTATAAGTATTTAAAGCCCATTCTATATTTCCCCTATCAACACGAACCGCAGTATCAAAAGTTTCGCCATCTGTATCAAAAAGACCCTTTAGCATATCATTAGTTATATTATCACGTGTCAAATTAATAGGTTCATTAGACGTTACTTCATTAATAGGTAACTGTTTATACCCTTGTGTTAAAGGATTCGTATTTGTAGTTTCTTTTTCTAAAGGCACTTCGCTATAGCCTTCAGTTAAAGGATTAGTCATTTTTTGTCCACCTTGATTCTAATTCGCCAAAAGTATTGTATATTTCTCGTATATTATCATAATCAACATAATATTTAGATTGTCTTTCATCAAATTTTACATTACTCATTTTCTGTAAATTTTGTGGGATGTTTTCGCCTAATATTTCTTTTTGTTTTTTTATACTCTCTAAATAAGGAACTTCAAACCTGAAATATGTTTTATCTGGTATAATCCCAAATCTTTCAACGCTTACAGGAGATAACAAGCCATCTATTAATTTTCCTACTCGTTCTTCTGTTCGTTCATTTTCAGGGATAGATTCTAAAGATTTATTAAATTGTTCGTAATAATGATTAACATTATTGATTTTTTTTTCTTTTCCTTTTCTTGCATCAAATTCTTTCATACCTTGTATTTTAGATTTAGCTTGTTGTTGATAAGTACGGACCCTGAAAGCTTCATTGTCTTTTCTACGCAAATTTCTTTGATTATTAACTAATGATTTAAAATCTGTAGCGTTGAGCTTGCTAATATGGTCATTAAGATTAACCTCTAAAAACTCTTTATCAGACATCGACATTAACTCATTATATAATATATAGTCAGTAGAATCAGCCACACCGACACCATTAGCTTGCTTATATTCATTAATAGCTTTATTCTTAAAATTAAGCATTTGTTTTTGAGTAGTAGAATCTATCTGTTTAATGGGTATGTTATAAATTAGCGGATTTTCAAATAATTTGTCCCATTCTTGCTCTTCAAATTGTTTCTGTTCAGATTTCCTAATAGCTTCTTTTTCATTATTCCTAGTTTTAACATTTCGTCTTACTGCGCTAGCTTGTTTTGGATCTTTAATTTTATCTACCTGTTGCAGTTGTTGTTCTAAAGTTAACCCAGATGTAGATAATTCTAGACTTTTTTCTCTAATAAAAATTTCTTCCATTTCTTTGTTTATTTTTTCTTGTAATTCCGTTCTTACCGCAGGAGAAAATTTATTCCAGTTATCTTTTAAATATTCGTTAGATTTGCTAGGACTATCAAAAGATTCTAACACTTTAACATTAAAATTATTAATGGCCATATCTACATTTTGTTTAGCAACTTTCCCTTCTAATCCATATTTATCATTTTTAAATCTTGTATTTGCAACAAGTCCTTCCTCTTGTTGTTTAATATAGTCTGGTTCAAATCTATTCTGAATAGCATTATCTATAAAATTTTGATTTTGAGCGTCTAATGTTACATCTTCATACGCAGAAATTTGACTTTCTTGATGTTTTAAAATATTACCTAAACTATTATTTACACTAGAGTTTATGTTACTTAAAAATATTTCTTTTTCTATAGGATTCCCAAATTCAGCGACCATTTTATCTTTAGTATCTTCGTAAGTTTTCTGTGCCTCTGGATATATATCTATGGCATCTTGGGCTTTCTTATCGTAAACACTAGAGTTATATTCCCTAGAAAATGTATTAAACTCATTAACTGAATCTCTAATAAGAGCTTTTCTTTTAGTTATTTTATTTTTTTGTAACGCTTGCAATCCTGCTTGTTCTATTTGTGGTCCTATTTGTTGAGCTACTTGATCTATTTCAGATCCAAATTGTGCAGGAGTAGCAACATCTTTTCTTAATGCAGAAGACGGAATATTACTTAACTCTGTTACTCTTCTTTGAGATTTTGGAATAATTGCCATATTTTACCTCTAACTAAATGCTGATTGTGATGCTATTTGAATGCCACTTCCTAACAAAGACGTTAAACCTGCTAATTCAGGCGATCGTTTACGTTTTCTTAGTCCTGTAGCCTGTTTTTTTAAATTTTCAGCTTCTGACTTATAGCCAAAAGACTCTTGATCGATATTATATTGCAAAGTAAGGGCATCTTGAGCACCTTGTATTTCTGTTGATTGTATAGCATCAAATGCACTTCCTTCGTCTACAACAACACCAGACGCACCAAATGCCGAACGCTGCGCAGACTTAAACATGCTTACATCACCTTTTAATTCTGATTTTTTAATAGCACCAATCTTTTCAACATTAATAGATTGTAATTCTCTAGTCTTAGCATTTGTCTCTAACAAATTTGCATTATATTCTAATGCTTGATTATTAGATTTTTGTTGTGAATACGCACTAAATGCTTTTAATCCTGCTCCTGCTATTAATAAGGGTACTGCTACTGCCGGACTACACATCTTATGTCTCCTTTGTCATATAAAATCTATGAAATAACGCTTTTTTAAAACCTACTTTCTCTGCTTTTTCTATTTTAAACCCACACCATTTTAACCAATCTTTTGATAGTTTATTTTCATAACTTACCCAACCTTCTAACATTTTATAATCTTCTAGCATTTTTTTTATATACTTTTTGCTTTGCCTTATTAACTTAAATTTTACATCTTTAACCTTAGGCGTTCCTAATAGCCAAGCTAATCCTATATCAGATATACAAGATTTTGAAGCCACTCCACATACAAAAATAGGTGTATTATCTTTTAATAAAGTCCAAGATTTGCTAGACATATAAAACGAATAATCTAAACCTTCTGTATTATTTTTTCCAGTAATATCGTATATTTCTTTTATATCTTCAAATCTAAGTCGAGTTTTAATATAACAAATATGTTCATATGTTGTTTTTGTTATTACTATATTATCTTTTTGCAACATTTAACCTGCCTGTTAAAGATAAAACTGTTATAGGTAACGGATTAATGCTTCTCATTAACACGTTTATATTTCTACCTATTTCATCTAATAAATTAATTTCTTTTGTTCCGCTAAACAATTCAACAGGTAACCCATATTTTTCATCTATCCTGAATTTAACTTCAATTAGATTGTCTGGTCCTGGACCAATAAATAATTCCCGTGTGTTTTGTAACTCAATAACTACATTTTTAATTTGTTTTATTTTTTCTTGTATAGTTCCGCTATTTACCTGAGTTACAAAATCCAAAGGTGTTAAATCTGCTATATATGCTAAGCCTACATGAATACGTGATGATGCGCTAGGAATTGTTATTGATCCACTTATTACAATTTTACCAGACACTACATTCCCATTTGCTAATATTTTTACTTCTTCCCCTTCTAAATGATCTAATCCTGATATTACAGTAATAGCCTTTCTGACTTTACCTTCTCCTAGATATTCATTATAATTAGTACCATCTATATCATCATCATTATTTATATTTTTTAAGCTAAAAGTATTAGTAGTAACATTAGCTACTTTATATTGGTTACCATTTAGTTCAATCATTCCTTTTATATCAGACATATCTACTAAATCATCATTACTAAAACCATGCGCTGTAACCGTAACTACTATTGGGTCAGCTTGTGTCGTATTACTAATTACTACAGGAATATCTAATGACAAGCCGCTGTCAACATAAAAAGCATCTCTTATATCCTCAGTAGTTAATGGATTTTCTAAAATTTCAATATATCTAACTAACGACCCATTAATTCGTCTTTCTACTACTATATAAACATTAGTATCTCCATCAACATTGATAATGCTTTCTATATCTAAAAAATTGCCATCCGTATCATGTTGATGCCATGCAGTAATCTGATTTTCTAAATCATATGAAAATCCTAGCAATCCGCCATCGTTTCTTACACACCATATTGTTTTATATGGGTCTTTCTGATAACACCATGATAAAATATTATAATTTTCTACTAAATGTTTACTTAGAATATTTAAATCACTTCCTTGGTAAGCCTCTCTATCTAAAACAAATAATAAATTTCTTACCAAATCATCACTATTTTCTACAAACATTACATTATTTCCTATTATTAAAGGCTTTAAATCATCACTTCCATATCGACTTTGAGGCTGTAAATTAATATTTGTATTCGTTATAGAGCTTGTTGTTCCTGAATTTACACGCCATTCTGCCCCTTTAGTACAAATTATTAAATCAGTTAAAGGTGTAAGCGATGTAATTTCATTAACTTCGCCTGAGGCTATAGTAAACTCATAAGCATCATCATCTTTTGGGATTATAGATTTATTAAAATTTGTGTATGACCCAGTTACAGAACCCCAAAAAGTTTGTGGCTTGTTATTAGTGCGTGCGAATAATAATCGTTGTTGATAAAAAGCACAACACCCTGGATAATTATCGGTTGAATTAAACATTGTGATAGATTCAGGAGCGATAGCGTTTAAGTCTGGTTCTGCTCCTGCATCTACTACATATGATGTAGTTTCTGCCAAGCCTAGATAAAAAGATATTCCATTTACTATTTCATATACTTTATAGTAAGTCGCACCACTTGCCCCAGTCCACGTTAAAGTATTTCCGGGCGTCCCTGTTGTGCTACTAGCAATAATAGACTCACTTCCATCATCAGCAGAAATAGATGTTACAGTATATTCATTAGTTGCTCCTGTCATAGTCAATGCTGTAGGTGGACTAATTGTACCACCAAAACTAATATTTTCTATCTGCCACTCATCATTATCGAATCTAAGTAATTGTTGTGGAGCAACATCTGGATGAGTTAAATATAATATATCAGCAGATTGCGTATATTTAATTAAACTTAACATATCCTCTGTATAAGGTGTTGGAATTTCTACAATAGTATCCGTTAGTGCATACCATTTAGTAGTGCTACTGTCTGGCTGATTCCCTAAATTACTATCAACTCTTGAATAATAATTAATTGAACTATACACAACATAATCGCCTATACTATAAGTTGTGCCAGCATTATATGCCGTTGGTGTAGTATCTAACAAAACTTGACCTTTGTCTTTATATACGCGCATATACCTATCGCCAAATTCAAGCATATATGACTGTGTAACAGAAAATTGAAATGGGATCAATCTTACTGCTTTATCAGAATATTTCGCCTCAGAAATAAATCTAGTACCACCTCGTTTTATTGCCCCACCTTGAGGTTGAACCATGAAATTTTTCATCAACTTGCAAGCAGTATAATATTTTTGCAAATCTGTGCGTTCATATAACGTAGGCGACCATTCGCCACCAACAAAAGTATTTTTTAGAATAGATATTACCATTTAAATCCTCGCATCTATAAACGAATTATTATCATTAGGAGGTTGATATCCTTCATTTGAATCATTTGTTTGCGCTTGTGATATTGTTAATAAAAAATTTTGTAAACATATATTCTGCAAATTCTCATCACCTCTAACAGGTTGAGCTAAATCAGCTGCCAATTTCCAGCTTAATGCCTCTAAAAATAAAGAATCAAACGAGTTAGTATTTTCGACATTCGCAGTATATAAAATTTGAGCATCTTCCTCATCTGTTAATATAACCTTAGACGATAACGAAGATGACGCCCTAATAACATATTCTAATTTTTTATCTTTAGATGTAGGATTATAAATTTTATGAATTAATAATGCGTCTATAGGGTAAGCATAAGCATAAGTATAATCTAAATAAGTTTCTGTAGTCAACGCTAGTGTAATTTGTTTTATAGAAAATCCCCATTTATGCGTACGCAATACGGCTTTTCTTGAAACATCATAAAATCTTTTACATTCAATAGATTCTTTTTGGGCTTCATTTAAACTATTAATAGAACTTCCGCCTATTCTTGCAATAGCTAAATTACAAATCTGCACCTTACTAGACATTCTTTCCTCCAAAGCAATTATCAAGAGGCGAGAGTTTTATCCCCCACCTCTTGATTTAATAATTACTTAGTTTTAGCTTCTACCTTAGTTTCAGCTTCTACCTTAGTTTCTACCTTTTTTATCTCAATCTTTTTGAAATGACTTGGAACTTTACCCTTGCTAGTTTCAAAAGGTTCACCTACGTTGTAAATTCTTCCATTAGCCGGATATTGACATTTTTTTATACAAATATACTTCACAATAACCTCCTAAACATCATTAGTTTGACGATCTAATACTAATCCCGCTGTTATATTCCCAGCTGTAAAATTGCCTGACCCTGCAACTGTAAAATTAAGATCTAAATATCTTAATGCATTTATAGGTATAGTTCCTAAAGAGAATTGATATCCTGCTACAAGATCAGCCTCAGCTATAGCCGCTGTTTGATGTAAAACAACGCCACCTGTCCCAATAACTGCATCGCTATCAGTTCTTAATGCTACTACTAAAGTTCCATCATCAGCACCAGAATCAAAGGGAGCTACTACTTGAACCCACACATCTACTTCTTTGACGTCGCCTTTAGCAATCCCTAAAGGTCCCATATCTATTACATTCGTAGAAGAAGCAGTCGCAGTGATTGCTTGTTCGTCTGAAAATAAGTTTTCTTTGTCTATATACATAATATCCTCCTAAATAATTAATTATAATTAGCTATCTTTCATTTCTGAATTTAGCTAGTTATTGTTGCTTCTGTGCTTAATAATGAGTCTGTCATTCTTACAGGAATTCCATCAAAGCTAGTTATCATTTTTCCTGCAACAGTATCAAATGTAAGATTTACATTTGATCTATTCCCAACTTGACGTCTTAAAAATGAACGTAAAGTTCGATTCATGTAAAAAATAGGTTTTCCTAAATTTAAATCTTGGATTGTTTCCATTGATTGTTGCATTAAATCAACCAAATCTGCTGAACTTGAAGTCGCATCTTTTGTTAAGTTAGATACATCAATGTTGGCTATTCTAACTACATATCTCCAATCTCGAAGTGTAAGACCTGCCTTCCATTGATAATGTGTTCTGTATCCTTCATATCTTCCACCAGCGGCATCGGTAAGGGTTTCTTGCCCTAAATCTTCTGCCATCAAACCTGCTTTTGAACCTTTAGGAAAAATACCATGACAAGTATTATTACCCCAGCCTACTAGCCATATTGAAGCGTTATCATCTCCAGAACCACCACCAGTTATGATGTTTCCACCATTCTCTGCACTCAAAGATGAATATCTAGGAGATAATCCAAGAATTTGACTTGGATCGGTTTTGGTGTTACTATAAAAAATAGAACTAGCCATTTCTTGATTCATTGCTTGAATAAATGCTCGATCTTCTGACAACCTAAATGCTGCTGCATTCCCATTCAATTCTACTAGGTCTTTGTCCGTTTCTGCATATGTTTCCAACATTCCTGCTGTGTCAGTAACTGGTACAGTTCGTGATTTGCTTGGTTGCACACCATAATTCAACATTCTCCAAGTTACACTTGGCAATCCTGATCTTACTGTAGTTTTATGGCCAGTTGGTAAATTCCCTTCTAACCATGCCATATCTTCTAATACTGGGTTAGCCTCACTTAATAATTCTATGATTTCAGAAATTGAACCATCTGGATCAACACGTTTGCCCCAATCCGATAATGTTAAATTACCTGTTCCTTTTGTTGCCATAATAATATCCTCCGTTTAATTATGTTGACTATTTTTATAAAATGTATTAGCGAATGGCTCTTTAGGCTTATCGCCATCAATGCTACTGTCTTCGCCTATCACTTTATCAATCCTAATTAACATTTTGATTAGTTCAGGATTATCGCCTAACCCTGAATTTGTTAAAGTTCCAGTCAATTCTTCAGATCCAAACTTTGCAAGAGTACGTTTTGCTCTCACAATACTTTCCTGAAAGTTTTTACCTCCAAATTCAATATCTTCTTTAATATTCTTTTGCCATTCTTGACGAATTTTCAAAAATTCATCTTGTTGTTGCGCTAATGCTTTTTCTGCATTTTCCATAGATAAACTCAATAAAGCCTGCGCGCTCTCTTGAGAAAGTTTAGAGTCTTTCGCTAATGACGTAAATTTATTCATTAATTCTTCGTTGATTTCAATGTTTTCGGGTATTTCAAAGTCTTGATACTCTACTACAGTATCTTCCTTTTCCCCTTCATCTTTTGCTTTTCCGTCATCATCTAATAAACCTTTAACTTTCTCTACTGACGTCTCTTTAGTTGAAGTTGTATCAGTATTTGTGGCATCTTTTTCAACATTCACATCAGTGTTATTTTGGTCAATGTTTGTTTCCTCAGCCATCGTCATCCTCCTTTTTATTAATCATTAATTTTGCTATTTTATCAGGAGCAGCCTCACAAATATCATTGAAGAAAATTAAACCTAAATTTCTATGTCCTTCAAGAAAAAATGTTTGACTGTTCCCTGTGAAAGTCGTTTGAAATAGACGACCTTCTTTTAAAAATCTTTTAAAAAACCGTAATCCTGGCTTTGTCTTTAATATACTTTTAATATCTTCTAATTCCTGTTTACGTTTATTCTTCTCTTTTTCTTCTTTAGATTTTATGCCCTGTTTATTTGCAACATTTTCAACCACTTTCGCCCTCCAATAGTCCATCTAACGCACTATCTTTATTTAGTTCAGTATCAGATAATGTTTTACTTGTATCTGCTAACTGTTTTCCAGATTCAGCCATTTGCTGTGCCGCTAATTGCTCTGCACGTTGATTTCTTATACCCAATACCGCTTCATCGGTCCGTACAACTTTAGGTGGAACACCTATCATATCTGCATACTGGTCTACTGTTTCGTCAAAATCTATCTTGTCTAATGTTTCAGGCTTAAGTTGTGCAACATTTCCTACAAACGCTGTAACTTGCTCTAATGCTGTTGTTTGGATAGCACGTTGAGATTGTGATAATTGAGAAATATACCTTATTTCTAAAGGCTTATCGGCTAATGCTTTAGGAGGTTCTGGGATCATTCCGAAATTGTCTAATATAGAATATACACGGGTTAGAATATCATCAAATAACTCAGATTGTAACCTTTCTAGTACCGCACCAAACATCATAACTCTTTCTTCGTGTCGTCTAGCTACTTCTGTTGCAGTCATGTTTTTAGTTTGAGCCGAGACAGTGAAAAATAACTCGTTAAAAAAGAATCTTTTAATTCTCGCCTCTACTCGATCTAATTCAAAAGCTATTTTTTGATAGTCCAAACTAACCATGTATGTAGGTGTAAAACTTTGTTGAGCAGAAGCAGGGTCAATATAATTAACACCTCCCGACACGATAGTGTTAGGTTTGTTTTTCAAACTCGATGGAGCATTCATTGGAGGATCAACAGCCTTATCTAAGCCTTTTAACTTTTTAATTTCCATTTTTTGTAACATCTTAATATCACCCAAAGCTATCATGCCCGGACAACTATCCCCATAAACTCCATCGCCTATTAAATCCCAACGTGCTACGGCAAAAGGTTTCTCATGATAACCTGATACTTTTAAAAATTCCGGAGATGTAGCACCTTCTTGGAAATAAACAGATTCATATTCAAAATTCTTAAATTTTTCTGATTGCGTATTAGGTTGAATACAATGTACAATTTCAAAATTAGTCTGCAAGTCATTATTTTTAAAGGCTTGTTGTATTTGTTCTGATACATTTTCTTCGCCGAATTTATCTATCATTTGATTAGCAGTCATTGTGAATTTTCTGTATAATATATTAACTCTTTGGTCCGAATCGTTAGCTAAATAATAAGACCCAATCGTAAAATGCTTAAATCTTAATATATTATTGAAATCTTCTTCTATAATCAAGGCGGACGTCCCAAATGCGGCTAATTCTGTATATATACCAGCGATAATAGAATAAAAGTTTGATTGTGCTAATGCACTTAACATTTTACTCCTGACATCATGTAACCACGTTTTCACATCTTGTTGTTCTTTCAATTCTTCATCATCAATCGTCATCATGAACCAAGGCGTAGAACTTGGGGTCAAACCACTATATAGACCACTTGCTAATGTCTTTAGTGATTCACTTGGTAATCCATTTATAATTTTTTGACCTTTTTTTTCACCACGATTATAAGTACTTTGTGAGGTTTCAGTCAAATACAAGCCACGGCGAGGCAATAAATACTCTGATATATCTTTCCAATGAGCTCTAAACGTACTATTGCTATTCGTTAAGGATGCTAATCTTGCTGTATAATTCTTCTTATCCAAATTATTCCCCCAAGAGTGTTTTTAGTTCTACTCTTCCCTGGCTTTTCACGCCTAGCGGACTTGTTAATAATGTCGAACTAAAACCTCTTTTAGTTTTTTTCTTTAACTGCGCCTCTTTGGCTGTATCTGTAATAGTCTTAGCTCGCTCCTCGGTGTTTGGAACTACTGGAACTCCAGTATCTTTTTTTTTCTTTGACTTTAAAAAAGTGTCAGTAATCCCGCTCACTAATGGACTAATTGTTGCATCTGCTATACCTTTCACCAATCCTGTCATATTATAACCTCCCTATCCTATTAGTACATCATAATCTGTTTTAGCTGTGTATATATCATTATTGCTTGTCAGTTGCTCGAAATTAGGAAATTCTATCCCAAATTTTTCGTCTGTTATGCGAGCCAAACAGTCTAACATATCATCATGAACGCATACTGGGAACGCATCATATTCAAGACGTATAAACTCATCAATGAAATCTTTTTGTTTATTTTCATGGTCAATATAATATAACGTATGCGGAAACCACATTCTATTATTTTGGAAAATAGGAACTAAGCTTCTAATTCTGTCGTTTTTAGAAATTTGCCCGCTAAGCGCTACTATATTGAATCTATAATTGTATTGTTCTTGCACGTACTTAATATGCTCTATATCGCTTTGCAATCCATATTTTTCGTAGCCTACACGAATAGGATTATATTTCTTCACTAACTCAAATAGCTTGTCTGTACGTTCTGAAAGATTATATCTTGCACGTATAGCGTCTATAAGATAGTAACTATTATCATGAGCAGTGGCAATTACTAACATTACAGTGTAATCACTACCTTTTTTCTTCTCTCCTGCAGGATCAACCAAAATATAATAATTCCAACACTCTGTATTTGATATTCTGTCATAATGATTCAACCATTCTTTTTTGAAACCCATTGCCTTATCAGCCGAGGGATTCTGTAACATCTGACAAGAGAATACATATACTCCCATATCGTTATATTTTTGCAACAAATCTTTCTGACTAAACAGGACTGGATTCCCAGTTACAAGACCGTTATCAGTCGCCGCATGTGTCCGTACTATTACAGTCTTTCTCTCAATTATAGCTCTATAAGTATCATTGTAATGATATCTAGTACCGATAAATCTACGTCTTCCTCCGTCACTACCGAGATTATATGACAATGCTAAAGCATCTGTAGTTTTTTGAATTTGTTCTGGGGTTGTAACGCTAGCGATTGTAACAACATCATCATATACAAGCAAGTTGAAATGCTTCCCTGTCGGCTGTCCATCTACTAATCCCCACGCCTCTATTGTACATTCTTTTGGGTTAGTTTTTCTTTTCACTATAATACCAGCATCTAATGACCATTTTTGCGATTCTCTGGTCGGAAACTCATATAAAATGTCAGAAAATAACTTTTTTAAAAAATCATTGGTTTCAAATTCTCTTTTTATTTGATCCAAAAATGCTTTTGCGATTGGTCGTGTATGTGAAAATATTCCTACAGTAAGATCAGGATTGCATAATATATCTTGAATTGTTTTACCAAAAGTGATTATAGTTGACTTATAATGTTCTCTCGCCCACAAGTCTAAATATCCGTTCGCATTAGCTTCGACTTCTCTACATCTCTGATATAACCATTCCCGGTCTATATCTATACGCTTGCAAGCAACAGTAAGAAGAAAAAACAGATCTTGTTGACACAACTGTCTTAGAGATTTAGCGTCTTTCTCTTCTAAGACATCTAAATATAACTTATTTGATTGCTTTCTTGATAATTGACTGCATATACTCACATTTCACCTTCATTTTTTAGAGTGCTAAGTTTTATCATTTACTTTTCTTCTTCTATATATACCAACTAGCAATTTATCCTTTATTTTCAACGCTTTTTTTGAGTGCTAGTTTTTTTGAATTTTTGTCTGTTTTGGCTATGTTCAATGCGTTGATACGCTCTTCAATACAAATATGAAAAACATTGTGTTCAATTCTTAACGGTTCATCGTCGCTGTTAGATAATTCTATTGCTTTTCTTTTTGCGTGTGTGTATTGTGCAATTTCTTTCATGTACGCTAATTGTTGATCGTTCGATAGCTTTCTAGTGTGCAATACTTCGATCATCTTCTCGACGACATCAAAACCATTATAATTTCTATTTATAATTTCTTGAATACCAAGAACTTTTTTATTTTTCGTCCCTTTTTTTCTGCCGCCTGTTTTTTTTCTTCCTATTTGAAACAATGGAGTTACCAAATGCCCTCCTTTCTCTGTTTTTTCTCTGTTTTTTAATCTTATCAACAAGTTACTAACAACATACTAACAAGTTATCCACAAGCTGTCAATAAATAAAATAGGTAATTATATACAAGTTTACCCTAAACAGCTTGTGGATAACTTATATGTTTATTTTGAAGCATCATAATCCAAAGCTATTTTTAAATTTTTGTCAATTTCAAAGGATTTTTCTGTCTTATCTTTTAATAATAATTCTGTATAAACTGCCTTAATTTATTTTAATTTACATACCACATAGTTAAGATAAAACTTTCTCAATTTCTCTAGGTAGACATCACATATTTAACAATGATAAAGTATAACATTGTTAAATATTCTTTTTCTATAATATCTCTGATGGAATAATATGCACCACAATATTTTTAGCATATATCCCTCCTATGTTTTATATTGCAATATTCTTGCTACTGTATTTATAACGCTATGTCTTTCTTTTGTCCATTCTGAGTGATCCCAATTTCTGCATTGAGCCAGGTCCTGCAATGGGCATAATAATAATTCTAAGCATTCATGTAATGCGGTTTCTTTTATATCTAAATTAGGAAGATAGCATTTTGTATTTAACACGAGAGAAGCACATCTATTCTCATATTCCCATTCACATGCGCCAAATGCTTCTTCGGGGTCTATTTCTTTTTGTATAATAGAAACATTCCAACTTTGCAATCCAAAGACTTCTAACCATTTCTCACATTCCTTTTTATATAATTCAAATTCTTTTTTTGTGATTATTCTCATATATACCCTCCTGTTTTCTATATATCAGTCTTATTTACAATAGCTTTGCACGTTTTTATTATTTTTTGTTTTGTATCATCGTCTAGGCTTTTAGTCTCTACTAGTTTTAAAGCTTCGCCAGCATAATGTTTAATCATAATTTCGTAATCAAACGCTTTAAAATGTGAATGTGTTTGTTTGATTATCCTAAGTTTATCTATGATGTCTATTCCATATTTTTTCATAATACCTTGCGTATATTCAATATTATTACCTTCCTGAAAACGATTGCAAGCTCTGCATTGAGCATTACAATTTTGCTCATTAAACTGTAAACTTCCAACAGAACAATTGACAAAATGTCCACAATCTACTGCTTCAAAAACATAAAATTTGCCACAAGATATACATTTAACAATTCCATTATCATATGTGTCTCTTAATCTGATATATAGATTGAATATTCTAACAAGTTTGTTTTTAAGTGTAGAAGTTTTGACTTTCTTTTTTTTAGGATGATACATCTAGTCTCCTTTCATGTAAATATTTACATGAATTTACATAAATTAGTAGTAATTACTCGTCTAATTCTTTTTCAAAATTTTTTGATAATTTCGTTACCTATCATATATTCTTTTTTATCTTGCGTCATTTTTATTATCTCCTATTCATATTATTATTAATAACTTTTAGTCCATAATCTATAATTTTAAGCGTTAACCATTTACTATTTATTTTCATCGTTTCCCCTCTCTATTAAACTTTTAGCATCATCAATATAAGCAAACAAGTCGCATAACTTCCCAACAACTTCAAGTGTTAATTTCGCACATCCTTTTTTATATTCACTTTCAGCCTGTTTCTTTGATTCTACCAACCCCTCTAGCCACTCAACAGGTACTTTTACTTCTTTACTCACTCTAGCCCTCCTATTCCTCTATTTAACTTCTTTATCTTCTATTATTTAAGTTAAATAATAAGTAAAATGCGAAGAATAACAAACTTAATGGTATTGTTATCCCCCCACACCAACCTATTATTATATACACCAATAATTTTATAAATTTTGTCCATTCATTAGACTGTGGTAAAAATCTACATAAAAAAGGAGTTAATTTATAAAATATCAAATAAAATGATAATATGCTTGCTAAAAACAAACTAATAATACCCATGATTTTAATTTTTTTACTTTGCATTTGCTCCTCCTCTTTAAAATAAATTACTTTTTTATTTTCTTTTTTATTTACTTGATACGCCCATTCTAACTGACAAATAGTTTTACCTAAACCACAATTGGCAAATATTGCAAATCTTCCTTTTTTTAATGCAATTTTTACAAGAAATTTTTGAAAATCAAACAAATTATCATTCAATTGTTCCTCATCAATATCAAATCCTGTGTCTATTATATTTTTTTGTTTAGATTTTAAAAACCTTTGATATTCATTCATATTTATTCCTTTATTATAAACACACTGGGCGGAAATACTCGCTATTGGAAGCAGGCAGAACTAGTAATAAGCTAGCAAACCCAGTGTGTTTTAATTTGTATTTTTGTTTGTTTCATAAGTATTTCCTTTTTTCTATCCGAGTATATGAATCTCGAAATTTTATGATTGCGGGCTTAAAAATAAATCTTCTAAGCCTTGTACTATTCGAAAAATTAGAATAGTTGGACACAATCAAAATCACTACAATATCTAATTCTACTAAATTCTAATTTCAATGTCAAGTAAAAAAAAGGCGTATAGGCGAGAGATCAAAAATATACGAGAATGTATAAGGTTTGACTGGGAACGACCCAGCATTACCTATACGCCAGACCTTATTATATCAAATGAAAATTAAAAAGTCAAACTCTCGTCTATAAAAAGTATTTATTGACATTAATATATGATTGTACTATACTATTCGTGAGTGTAGATAGATAGAACAATTAAGAAATCAAACTCCTTTAAAGAGTGCAGGGAACAACCTACACTCAAACAGGTCTAATTGAAATAGTTTAATTGTTTTAATTCTACCTGCACTCTTTTTTATATTCAAATACAGTAACATAAGCAGGTGGCGGAATAGTAGACGCATTCATAGATGACAAATAGAGTCGTTAATTCACAAAGTTGGAAGTAACCTTGAGTACAACAGTGGAGGTTCTATTATGTTTATCATATAATAGTGATCGAATTATAGGATAATGGAATTCCTGTACAAGGCATAGTTACGTGTCGGAATGCAAGGTGCAAGTCCTTGCTCTGCTTATGTTGCTCTACTTTAATATAAACAATTATTGGGACGTAGTGTAACCTAGGAACACGCTAGCGCTAGGCTGTTAATACAACAGGCTAGATTAAAGGAATGGAAATTTAGGTGCAACTCCTAACGTCTCAGCCAATATAACATCATGACGTATGAATAAAAAGAGTTAAACGGTTCTCAAGTTATTCACAAAATGTGGCTAACTAAAAAAAGGAATTTTAAAATGAATAGAATAACTGGTGGTTATTATATAAAATCTAGAAAAATTCAAAATTCAAAAATTATGAAATCATCCCCCTATATAAGAGAAATATGGGATTGGTTATTAATGAACGCTAATCATAAAGATGTAAATTATGGCAAATATAAACTAAAAAGAGGTCAGTTATTTAGAACATATAAAGATATTAGAGAGGGATTATCTTGGTATATTGGGTATAGAAAAATGATGTATAGCGCAAATCAAACGAAGAGAGCTATGAGAGTACTACGTCAGCACTTAATGATAAACTCAACGAAAGAACTAGGTGGTGTCTTGATAACCATTGTAAATTATAGCATTTATCAGGATTCTGCTAACTACGAAAGCACCAATGAAAGCACCAATGAAAGCACCAATGAAAGCACCATCGGGAAACCATCGGGACGCTACAATAACAAGAATGTAAAGAATGTAAAGAATGTAAAGAATGATAAGAATACATACTGTGATTATTTTGAAACTATCTGGGAACAATACCCTAAACCTCTAGGTAAAAAAAGTGCATATAGATATTATAACGCAAGTGTTCATACAGAACAAGACAAACAAAGCATACAACAAGCTATGAATAATTATATCAAAGAATGCGAAAACAAGGATCGGCAGTATATTCAAAATGGGTCTACATGGTTTAATAATTGGCAAGATTGGATAGATACCCATAAAAAAATTCAAACAAAGGAATGTGATACTCTAAAAAAAATAGAAGAACAAAGAAAACGAATAGAGGCAGAAAGAGAGAATTTAACAGACGAAGAAATAGCAAAAACATTTAAAATAAATCGTTAATTATATAAATGTCAAAGAAGAAAAATAGGAGTATCTAAAATGCCAACAGGAAATTTTGATAATTACGTAGTAAAAAGATTTAAAGATAATCCAAAAGAAGCGACTTATCATCTTAAGCAAGCATTAGTAGAGTATAAAAAAAATGGTGAATTATCTTATTTACTAATGGCAATTAAAGATGTTGTCAAAGCTCGTGGTGTATGCGAGATAGCGAAAAAAGCAGGACTTACACGTCAAGGTTTATGGAAAGCTTTAAGAGCAAATGGAGAGCTTAAAATATCTACTTTAAAAGCTATTCTTAACGCTTTAAATTATAGCTTTACTTTTAATTTTTATAAAATAAAATAAACTATTGACAATTATATAAACATATGATAACCTTTTAGTGATTGGGTAACACCCACACACAAAAGGAGGGATCATAAATGGCAAAATTAATTAAAAACTTAAAGCAACTTGGATTCAGAGACGGAAAAAAAGATTATCCGTTTGCGTTATGGCGAGATATTATAAGAAGCAATAAGCTATCTAATTCTTTTATTCAAAAATATAAAGAGTATCTTGATGTAGACTTAGTATTGCACACGCAAAAGCATATCAATGTTACAACTGTTATAGAGTTGTTAACAAACAGGAGGCACACTTGATTAATCCACTATTATTATTATTTTTAGAGCAGGCGAAACTGGACATGAATATTCAGCTACATGTAGTTGCGGAATGTGCCATGTAACCAAATTATTAGCGAAAGTGATTGAAAAGAGGTATACATCAAACCGCTAGATAGCATTAAAGTAGGTATAATTGCCTTGTGTTCGATTATATTCATATTAAGCATGGTTTGGTAACAGACAAGTAAAAAAAGGCAAAGGAGGACAAATGCCAATAATAAATATAAAAGATTGGGAAAAACAAGAACGAGACAACACTGATTCTTACGGAAAAGCTTGCATAGATGTTGCGAGAGATATTATGAGAAGATTAGATTTAGAAGAATACAAAGATTTTGATTGTCATAAAATTATTTGTGATGCTGATAAATCTGTAAAGGCTGGCGGGATTACAGAATTTATGGCAGGATGTGTCGCACAAATTGTTTCACATTGTCATTCTAGGGGTGAAGAATTTAAAAAACAATGGAATAAAGGATATGGAGTAAATGAAAAAGAAGCTAAAGGCGTAGTTAATCCTGCTATAATTACAATTCAAGAGAAGAGGTAAAGGAGGAGTTATGCGAGAGATATTATTCAGAGGTAAAAGAGTAGATAATGGAGAGTGGGTTTATGGATTTCATATTAAGAATATTAAAATAAAAGCGAGTTATATTTTAACTGGATATATAGAAGTTGGTTATGATGAAATATGCTCTTGGGAAGAATACTTAGTTATCCTTGAAACAGTAGGACAATATACAGGAATACAAGATAAAAACGGAAAAAAGATTTTTGAGGATGATTTGATTAAAATTAAAAATAGTAAAGGGAACGGATCCCCAGGAATTTATAAAGTTATTTTCAAAAAAGGGGTTTTTGGGTATGAAGAAAACAAATTATTCGGTTCTCTTCGTATATGGATTAGTGCTATATGGATGCCAGATGACGACCTTGAAAATTTCATGGAAAAAGTTGGGGACATACATAATAACCCTGAATTATTAGAGGAGGACAAATGACAAAACTAGAAATACAACAAAGGGTTTCGCAAAACGGACAAAAATTAGAATTAGATAAATTTTTGTGGGATGAAAAAACAAAAACTTTTTCTTCAAACGAAAATAATCTAGTGTTAGATTTTCAGGGCATAGATGATTGCACGTTCGATACAGGGTCTTTTTGCACGTTCAAGACAGGGAATCGTTGCACGTTCAAGACAGGGTCTGATTGCACGTTCGATACAGGGGATAATTGCACGTTCAATACAGGGGATGATTGCACGTTCTATACAGGGTATCGTTGCACGTTCAAGACAGGGAATCGTTGCACGTTCAAGACATGGTCTGATTGCACGTTCAAGACAGGGGATGATTGCACGTTCAAGACAGGGCATGATTGCACGTTTGATACAGGGGATAATTGCACGTTTGATACAGGGTCTGATTGTGCGTTCAAGACAGGGTATGGTTGCACGTTCAAGACATGGTATGGTTGCACGTTTGATACAGGGTCTGATTGCACGTTCAAGACATGGTATGGTTGCACGTTCAAGACATGGGATAATTGCACGTTCAAGACAGGGGATGATTGTGTATGTGTTCGTCGAGATATTTTTGAGTTTTTCCAAATCCCAAAAAATACGAAAATAAAACTAAATGAATGTAGAATAAAAGGTTATACAGAAATAAACGAAAAAGTGAAAAAAGAAATGACAATTAAGGATATAGAGGACAAATTGGG